AACAAGCACGTAGATCTAAAAAAACCAAAAGAATTAACCCAGCTTCAAAGACTCTTAAATTATTAAATAAATTTAAAAACAAGCGATTGAAAGTAAGTAAAGGTCCAAAGAAGCGAGTTCCAACTAGACCAAAGCCTAGAAAGATGTCTATGCCAGGCAAACCAAAAAAGAAAAAATAATAATAATTCTTGACAAATAGGGAAAAATATTGTAGTATGTAACTATGAGTCTCGATCTAATGCTGGATATTGAAACTCTGGGAGTAGTTCCAGAGGCAAATATTAGTACTATAGCCGCACAATTATTTGATCCTTTTGCTGATGGTTATACAGAAGCTGATCATTTTTATAGTAGAATTTCTCCCGAATCCCAACCTAATAGAATTATAAGTGAGTCTACTCTTGATTGGTGGGCCAAGCAACCAAAAGAAGCAAAAGAAGAGGCATTTGGCGAAGCGGACAGAATAGATTTAAAAATTGCATTAGAAAAGTTGGCCAAAATGATTTGGCGTAGCGATCATGTTTGGTCTCAAGGTCCTACATTTGATATGAGTATTTTAGAAAATGCTTATAGAGAGTATGATATAAATTTTCCATGGGATTTTTGGAATATTAGAGATAGTAGAACAGTATTTTCTTTATATCCAGATTTAGTAACGCCAAAAGTAGAGCATCATGCATTAGCTGATTGTCGAAGACAAATTTTATTATTGCAAAAAACTCTTAAACATTTAAAAGTAGAGCGTATAAAATGATAATTGGAATAGCTGGTCTTATTGGATCAGGAAAAGATACCACAGCAGATTATCTAGTTAATGTTCATGGTTTTCGTAAAGAAAGTTTTGCTGGAAGTCTTAAAGATGCGATAAGTGACATATTTAGTTGGGACCGTGTATTATTAGAAGGGCAAACTCAACATAGTAGAGAATGGCGAGAACAAATTGATGAGTGGTGGTCAGAACGTTTAGAACAGCCCAAACTTACTCCTCGATGGGTATTACAATATGTAGGAACAGATGTAATGCGTAAATGGTTTCATGATGATATTTGGGTTGCAAGTTTAGAAAATAAATTACGCAAATCTAAGGATAATATTGTTATTCCAGATGTAAGATTTGTTAATGAAGTTGAAATGCTTAAACGTAATAATGCGATTTGTGTTAGATGTGAAAGAGGTGAAAAACCACCCTGGTATGAGTTGGCTAAAAGTGTTAATACAGAAAGTGATCAGGACGAAAGTGTATTAACTAAATTATACGAAATACATAAATCTGAATATGCCACGGTTGGGCTAGATTTTAATTATGAATTAGATAATAATGGATCTATGGATTACTTATATGAGCAAATTAATAGTCTGGTTGAAGATCACCAGGTTCCCAATGCTGTTCCTGATGTTGAATAGTAATACTACAATTTAGACATATAGATCTTAAATTAAGAAATGTAGTATTGTTTAAATTTCCGTCGATATGATATACTAAAATTTGAGTATGATAGCGAGATGTGAACCCACATCGATCGCAAGTATTCTTCTTTTTATATCCTTGACTTTGCCATCGAGGAACTGGCGGTTTTTTATTTCTATTTCTGTTAATACAAGTTCCACAACGAGTCCTATAATGATAAACATTATTCTTTTTGTAGTTTATTGCACACAAATTTCGATTGCAAACCTGACATAATGGCCTTTTCATTAAGGTATTTATGACTAAACCTTTGCAAAGGCAGTTTAAATCACCAGTTCTTTGCAGATTGTAATAAATATGATTAAACATTTAAAAGAGGATTTTAATCATGGCAACTTTAGTTTCACCAGGTGTAGAAGTAACAGTCTCAGACGAGAGTCAATACTTACCCGCCGCAACTAATTCCGTACCATTTATTCTTGTTGCTTCGGCAACTGATAAGGTAAGTGGCACAGACAGTACCTCAACAGCCACAGGGACAACTGCGGCTAATGCTAACAAAGTTAATCTAGTTTCTAGTCAGAGAGAACTTGTTAGTTTATATGGTACCCCAACTTTTTACTCAACCACCGGTGGCTCTGCACTTAATGGTTACGAATTAAACGAATATGGTTTGTTAGCCGCTCACTCAGTGCTTGGTATATCAAACCGTGCTTATATACAGAGAGTCGATGTTGATTTATCACAACTTTCTGCATCATTAGTCAGACCAGTAGGTGATCCTGCAAATGGTAAATATTGGCTAGATACAGCAAATGCATTATGGGGCATTCAAGAATGGAGTGCTACAACCGGAACTTTTACAAATAAAGTTCCAACAGTCATTAATGATACAACAAAATTAACGGCTGGTGTACCACTAGCATCTGTAGGCGCCATTGGCGATTATGCAGTAGTTACAACAAATGTACAAAACCCAATTTATTATAAGAATAGAGATAATGCTTGGGTACAACTGGGCACTGATGCATGGCAGAATTCATGGCCATCAATTCAAGGTTCAAATGCTAGTCCAACTATTGTCGCAGGAAATACTATTGTAATTAATGGTACAACAGTTACAGCATCAGGAACAACTGTAGCATCTTTGGCAACTAACATTAATTCTGCCGCTATTACTGGTATCACAGCCGCCGCAGTTAATAATAAGTTAGAAATTTATGCTGATAGTGATGTTACTCCATCAGATTCAGCCGGTGACGGTACATGGCAAATTGCAAATGGAACGGGAACAATTTTAACAGTTACTGGTATTACCGCAACAGCTACAGCCGCGGCACCAAATTTACAACAAACAGCACATACAGATATTCCACGTTGGAAATCAACAGACACGGTCCCAAGACCTAGTGGTTCTGTTTGGTTTAAAACAACCGCTGTTAACAACGGTGTGAATATTGTTGTTAAGAAATTTAACTCCACTACAAAAGCGTGGACTACTATAACCGCTCCAGTTTATGAAAATGATGAAACTGCAAATAAAGAACTTGACGCAACAGGTGGTGGCAAAAACATAGCCGCCGCTAGTTTATACGGTCAATTTGACTTTACAGAGTCAGATTTTCAGACAGTTAAACTTATGGAACGTGTTGCAACGGGTGCTAGTACAATGACAAGTGATGTTGTTACAGCTACCTTAGTTAATGCAAACACATTCACAATTAGTGCGAGTGTAGCTGGTTCGACTACTATGTCAACAGCAGTTACCGCAACAATTTCTGGTACAACATTAGCAGATTATGTTACTGCATTTAATGCGGCAAATGTTTCTAATGTTTCAGCAGAAATAGTCGCTTCGGGTGCTGTTTCAATTTCGCATTCTCAAGGTGGCATAATTAAAATCGTTGATGTAACAGGAACTCCAACAGCAACAGTAGTTGGATCCCCAAGATCAGATGTTTTAACTGGACTTAAAGTTGGTCCTACTGTTTCTGGAGAATTTATTGTTTCTAATTGGAGAGCTTTAACGTATGAAGCAAAAGCAACAGCTCCATCAATTGATCCAGTAACAGGTACATATTGGTATGATTCATCAACTGATGCCGATATTATGATACATGATGGTACTGTTTGGAAAGGTTATAAAAATGTAACTAATGATACACGTGGATATAATTTAAGTAATACTAGCCCAGCAGGTCCGATCGTAGCGGCATCTGCACCAACTACACAAAGTGATGCTTCAGCATTAGTTGAAGGTGATCTTTGGATTGATACTAGTGATTTAGAAAATTATCCTAAGCTCTATCGTTGGCAAACAGTTAGTAGTGTATTACAATGGGTAGCAATCGATACAACAGATCAAACTACAGAAAATGGTATTTTGTTTAAAGACGCTCGTTGGGCAACATCAGATGTTGATACAGTTACAGGCGATATATCTACTATCATAGCATTAGGAACTAGTGATGCAGTTGACATTGATAAGCCAGATCCAACATTATATCCTGCAGGTATGTTGTTATTCAACACAAGACGCAGTGGATATAGTGTTAAGAAATTTGTAGTCTCACATTTTAATAGTGCTGATTTCCCAACTGATTCATTACCAACAAATGTTGATACATGGGTTAATGCTAGTGGCAATAAAAATAATGGTTCTGCTTACATGGGTCGTAAAGCTCAGAGAGCTATTGTTACAGCCGCATTAAAAGCAGGAATAGATTCCAACACACTTATACGTGAAGAACAGAAAACGTATAATTTAATAGCATGTCCAGGATATCCAGAACTTATCCAAAATATGGTCACACTTAATAATGATCGTAGTAATACAGGATTTATTGTTGGTGATACCCCAGCTAGATTATCAGGTTCAAGTACAGATATTCAGGCCTGGGCAACAAATACCGGTGCTGAGGTCATAGATTCTGAAGACGGTCTGGTAACAGCCGATCCTTATACCGCAGTATTTTGGCCATCAGGTCAAACAAATGATTTATCAGGATCTACAGTAGTTGTTCCACCTTCTCATATGGCGTTACGTGTAATAGTACGCAATGATGAAGTTAGTTATCCATGGTTAGCACCAGCAGGTGAACGTCGTGGACAAATTGATAATGCTACTAAGATTGGATATATTAAAGCCGCAGATGGCGAATTTGAATCAATAGCAACACGCTTGGCATTAAGAGATACTTGTTACGCAAATAAAGTTAATCCAATAACTTTCTTACCGGGTTCAGGTCTTCTTAATTATGGTAACAAAACAGTAGCGGCTACACCTAGTGCATTAGATCGTATTAATGTTGCTAGATTGGTAGCTTTTCTTCGTGATAGATTAGAAGTGTTAGCTAAAGGATATATCTTTGAACCTAATGACAAGTCAACAAGAGACGAAGTCAAGAATAGCGTTGAGCAATTAATGAATGATATAGTTGCAAAACGTGGTTTATATGATTACCTTGTTGTTTGCGATGAAACAAATAACACAAATGCACGAATTGATCGAAATGAACTCTATGTAGATATAGCAATAGAACCAGTTAAATCTGTTGAATTTATCTATATTCCAGTTCGCATAAAGAATACAGGTGACATCGACGCCGGTCTTCTATAATAGTAGTAAAATTGATAAAAGGGCTATTCGTAGCCCTTTTATTTTGGATTAAAAAGAACATTTATTTTGCCTAAATTTTTCAGATGAGATTTGGATAAATAACTAAAAGAAAGAGAATTTTTAAGGAGAATATAATAATGTCTGTTTCATCTTTATCAAGAATGACGGTGCCTTTGGCTAGTGACCAGAGTGCAAATTCTCAAGGCTTGTTAATGCCTAAACTTAAATATCGCTTTAGAGTGGTATTTGATAATTTTGGTGTTAGTACACCTCGTACAGAATTAACGAAACAAGTAATAGATTTCACTAGACCACAAGTTAGCTTTGAAGAAGTTCCAATAGAACTTTATAACTCAAGAATGTATCTTGCAGGAAAACATACCTGGAATATGGTCACGGTTAATTTACGTGATGATGCTGGTGGAAATATATCTAGACTAGTTGGTGAACAATTACAAAGACAGTTAGATTTTATGGAACAGGTTTCAGCTTCAGCTGGCATAGACTATAAATTCTTAACTCGTTGTGAAATGTTAGATGGTGGCAACGGTGCTACCGAACCAGTAGTTTTAGAAACCTGGGAAATGTATGGTTGTTACTTAAATAGTGTGAATTATGGTGATGTTAGTTATGGTGATAGCGGCCCAGTTCAAATAGCACTAGAAATGCGTTACGATAATGCAATACAAACACCACTAGGTTCTGGCGTAGGTACAGCAGTAGCCCGAGAAGTTGGCGAAGTCGTAACAGGTTAATAACATGGCATTTGGCCAAGACTTCCTTAAAGGTTTTTTCGGAAGTG